AACGCCGCCATCGAAATACTTAGGATCGAACGAAACACGATCACCGTCCTTTCGGGGAAAGAGGAATCACCGACCATACCGGCGGCACGCCCACCAGCGGCCGTGGCCGAACGCCACGCCCTGGTCCACGACGGGCCACCCGTTTCGCGAGTAGCAGCAGTTGCCAAGAGCTGCGGCCGGCGTTGAGCCGGAGCCGCAGCCCTCAAACCCTCGGTTGCCGCCGTGGTGGCCCACGCGACCCTGCCGGGCTTGGATCTCCGCGACGCCTTGGGCCGTCGAGGTGGTGCTGACCATCCGACACTGACCGTTCGCACACGTCCGCACGTCCTGGCCGACGGCGGCGCTGCAAACGAGAACTGCGAGAAGAGTAAGAAATCGCATCGTGTGTTCCTTTCGGAATCGAGGTGCAATCGAACCGTCCGCATTCTGCCCACTGGTGTACGGGCGTCAACCTCAGCCTACCTACCCAACTTGTCAATCAGCGCGGCACGTCGGGCCGCCATCTCCTCGCGGGTGATGTGCTTTCGCACGACCTTCTGCGTCTCGGCTCCTACGGCCGACACACCGACGACACTGGCTGCCACCGCGGACCCCACGAGACCGTCGAGCCAGTGGTTGTCGCGGCCCGGGATGATTTGCCATTCGTCCACCGTGCGGCCGGTGGATTTGTTTTCGGTGCGAGTCGGGTACTCGGCCGCGATATGGTCGAATAGCATCTCGTGCCGACCTTGATGGAACGTGAACGCGATCGGGTCGTTGGCCCCCAGCTTCATGCGGCCGGCGATCAGCGACTTCCAGTAGTTCGTGTCGAAAAGAATGTGCCGCTGCTTCTTGATCGTTGAGGTTCGCCAGTGGGCACCGACACGCTCGCCGGGCTCGGCCTTGCCGTCGCTCATCGTCCGGCGGCTGGCACCGACGTAGCGGCCGTGCGATGGCATCAGCCGTGTCCCGTGCCGCGACCGACGGGCGAAGTCCCGCGTCACGTCTGCGGTCTGGGCCCAGTTGGCGTCGACCAGGAGAAGGGCGACCCGGTGAACGGCGTCGGAGTCCTCCGACTCAAACTCGCGGTCAAGTATTTCGCGGGCGACCACCTCGAGGCCAAGGTGCATCGCGTCCGCCAACGGAGCGTTGCTCGCGGCCATCCGCAAAGTCTTCTCGACCTCGCGGAGTGCGAAATACCCGCGGTGCTGGTCAGGGTAGGTGCCGTAGGCAACGACGTGGCCCCGGAGCTGCGGCCCCCACGCCGTGACGACCCAGTAGAGACACGCCTCCTGCACGTCAACGAACGCCGTGAGCGTGTTGCAGTTGGCCGGGACCACGCCCGCCGGGACGTTGATCGCGTGGCTGGAAAGGTCCGCCGGCCGGACGGCGTCGGTGCGGGACTCGTCGGCGAGCGGTTCCTGCTGGTACTCGCTCGCGAATACTTCCGGGCCGTCGTCGATGAGGGCGTTGTAGAAGTGCTGGACCGCGGACAGTTCCTGGTCGCGGTCGTAGCATTGTTCCCAGTAGACCTCGCAGCCCTCGTCCATCGCCTCGCGATTGGCCCGGTAGAACTCGGTCGCCTCTCGCCACGCCCGGAGTTGGTCGCCGTCGATCTCTTTGTCGTAGGTCTGGCGAATGCGTTTGTAGTCGCCCATCCACAGATCGTCGTGCCGCTTCGCCCACGCCCGCACGGCCTTCACCCGCACGCCCTGCCATGCCGGGTCCGCGAGGAGCTGGTCGATCACGTCGTCGCGAGCAATCACGGTCGCGTTGCAAACGACCGCGAGAGTCTTCCCGTGGCCGCCCAGCTTGAGAATGTTTTTCTTGATGATCGCCAGCCGCTTTGCGATCTGCACCGCTGACGCCGCCGACTCGTCGGTCTGAATGTCGTCGAGGATCACGAGGTCCGGCCGGGCCTGGACGCCGTCGGCACGCTTGTAGCGAAGGCCGCGGGACGACGCCATGAGCCCGTGGCACGAGACGATCGCACCCGACGCCTTGCTGCCGGGAATCTTCGGCAGCACGATCGTGTCGGCCGTCCACTCGATGTGTGTCGACTCACCGCGGAACGTCTGCCCGGAGCATCGCTGCGGCTTGCCCTCAAGAGCCCGCACGGGGTGGCAGACTTCGGGGAAGTCTTCGTAGAGCAGATCGTTTTCGGTCAGTTCCATCTTGATCGAGTCGATCGACATTTGTGCCTTGGTCGACTCGCTGCCGAACACCGCCACGAACGACCGGCGACCGGTCAGTCCGCACCAGATCGCGAACACTTCGGACCTGGTCGTCTTGCCCGATCCTCGCGGGAGGGCTTCGATCGACCGGCCGCCGTTGTCGGCCGCGTCCTGGCAGCGGGTGTTGCCACGCTGGTGGTCGGGCGACATGGGCCACTGCCCAGTGCTGTGCGGGAAATACTCGACAGCGAAATACTCAAACGACGCCTCGGCTTGCCGCCGGCGGTCGGGATTCTGCACCGGCGGGATCTCGCCGATGTCCGCACCGCGGCGGGTCCGCTCCCGCGTCCGCTCGATGTCCTGCGTGCGTTTCCTCTCGGCTGCGGCGACCTGGTGCTCGGGGGCGGATCGTGGCCTACCCATTCGTCACCTTAAACAGCAGCTTTCGCTGCATAGGATGCTTGTCCACTCGCGGCCGACTCTTGCAAGACCAACTCCCCCCCCCTCTCGCCCAAGCATTTCCATCCAGCCGCCTTGAGCGAAGTTCCTGGCTCGTCGGCAAGTATGTAGGTGATAAGGCGTCGATACCCAAGCTCTCGACACACACGCCATGCAGCACCGTAGAGAGAACTACACGCATTTGGTGCGCCGTCGCTTGCGAGTCGCGTGACCTCAAGCGTCCAGCCGTCGTCATTACCACGGGCCACCGGGCGGCCAACCACGCACACGCCTCGGACAGTTGCGGATTCGTCCGCGACGGCCAGCGAAAACTTGTGGCCCACTGGCGGGCGATGATGCCGATGGTGTTGACGTACAAATGCAACAGCCTCCGAGAAGTCGCATGGGATCACGCAAAGTTTCCTCTGCTTGCTATCACCCATTGCCGTGCCTCGCGTACCAGTGTGCGAGAAGTGCCGCGTCGGCCCGCCCGTCGTCTTTCACGCGGGCGAAGACGTGGGCGTACCGCGGCCACAAGCGGCTTGCCACCAGCCGGTGCTCGCCCTTGTCGCGGCTGACGCCGATCGCTTTCGTCCACGACTGCGGACGGACTAGCGTCAGCGGGAAGCCGAGGGCCGAGATCACGCCCTCGACCAACCCGAAACCGCGGCCGAAGTTGAACGCACTCGTGGCCCCGGAACCTTGAACGCCCTGGACGTGCTCGAGGACGACGTGATTGGGCTGGAAGGGGAAGCCACGTTGCACGAGGTGGGCCAGCCGGGCCGCGTCGATCACACGCTTGCCTCGGACCTCCGCGACCGGCATATCGAGGACATGGAGACCCTCGTCAGAGACGAGGGCGAGAGCGCCGCTGAGACCGGGGTCGATGCCGAGGATTGTCATTGCGTCACCTTAGTTTCAACCATTGCTATCCGCTCGCCGATCCACCGCATGACCGGCACGGCCATGCTGTTCCCGATAGCCTTGTATCGAGGCCCATCCGCAGCCGGCCTACCTTGAAAGACGATCGCCGTGTAGTCGTCAGGAAACCCTTGAAGTCGTTCCCATTCGCGTGTCGTAAGTCTTCGGACACGCAACCCTGACACAACAGCAACAGTTGCCCGCGTATCTCCTTGGTCAAAGCAGTTGAGCGTCGGAGCCACATCGCCCGGAATCCAGGTTTCGTCATCCGTGCTGCTTTGAGCACGACGAGATTTTGCAAACGGGATGGAGGCGTGTCCCGGAATCGTCACTGCTTCAATGCCGCACTCGTAAGTGCGTCTAGCAGTGTTTGAGGAAGGGTGAGCCTTGACCTCCTCTCGCTGCGGCGGATGATCCCGGCAGACGCTTTCGCGCTCAAAAAGTACCGCTGAGGCACTTCGGCCTTCTCCAATACATCCAACAAGGAACACACGGCGGCGTCTTTGGGCCACTCCGAACCATTGAGCGTCCAGCACTCGGTAGGCCCACCCATACCCCAGGTGCCCCAGCGCCCCGAGGAGGGCACCAAAATCCCGTCCTCCGTCGCTGGACAAGACTCCGGGGACGTTTTCCCAGACAAGCCATCGAGGCCGGTAGCGTTGAGCGATCTCAACAAACGTGAGCATGAGTCCTCCCCGCGGGTCTTTGAGCCCCTGCCGGAGTCCGGCGACGCTAAAAGATTGGCACGGGGTTCCCGAAACGATGAGCTCAAGTTGTTTTGCACCTTCGTCCTCCCATCGCATGAATGGCAACGCATCGACCGCACCGTCGTGAAGCAGGGCGTCGCCGTAGTTTTGGAAGCCCCATCGCTGTCGAACCACTTCGGCCGGGAACGGTTCAATCTCGCTCGTCCACCGGCACTCCCACCCCAGCGGCTGCCAGGCGACGTGAGCCGCACCGATGCCATCGCACACGCTTGCGTAGTTCATTCTCGCACCTCCACCACCCGCACCGTCCTGGCCCGCCCCTCGTCCCAGGTCACCCGGCCGTCGCGCCGCAGCCGCCATAGCTTTTGCTGAACGTCGCTGTGGATCGACCCGATAACTGCAGCGATCTCCCGCATGGTCGGCGGATAGCCGCGCTCCGCGGTCAGGTCGACGATCGCGTCGATGACCGCGAGCTGCTTCGGGGTGGTGGTCGTGGCGGTCGTCATGCGGGGCCTCCGGCGGTTGCACGTTGCTTGTCGATCGTGGCTTGGAGTCTTGCGGCGTCGTCGCCGCTCCACCCGACGGCCCGGGGCCGCTCGTCGGCCGCTGGGGCACCCTTCGGGGTCTTCTGCGAGTCGTACTGACCGCCCAGCACCTTGGTCACGAACCCGTCCGCCGTGAACTGGTGGAGCGTCACCGGGCTATCGAAATACCGGCAGCCGGCCAGCCGGGGGATCGCCTCCAGGGCGGAAGCCAGCCACCCGTCCTGGACGATGACCTTCGGGGCGTGATCCGGTGGGCGGGGAGACTTCCAGGTGCTTCGGCGGGTCGCCGGTCCGGCCCCGGTGTTCCATGCCGCCCGAAGGGCTTCCCATGCCTCTCCTGGCGAAGCCTCACGCGGAGGAGGAGGAATTGTCCTCTCTGTCCTTTCCTCTCCTCTGCGACGATCGGGCGTCGGACCTTCCGACGCACCAGCGTCGGAAGTCCCGTTTGGGCGTTTTCGCCCGGGATTTCGGTCTTCGTGGGCCCGTGAACGGTCGGATTGCTGCATTCTCGACTTGGCACACTGGCTGAACCGCCGATCCCATCCGGGGACGGCCACGGTTCCGCCAGCCTCGTCGATCTCCAGCCACCCGACTGCCGCCACGGCAGTCCAGAAGGACTCGTCTGCCCCGCACGTTCTCACCAACCGCGGTAGGGTCATGCGCGCCGACCCGTCGGTGCAGTGCATCGATGCCCAGCCCCAGAGCTTCCAGAGGCGGAAGCAGACCACCTCGACCGGTTGCCCGGTCGTGTCGATCAGCTCCTGCACCTCCGGTTTAAGGTCGAGGGCGAGGTCAACTGCTAGCCATTCACCGGCCATTGGTTTGCACCGTTTCGTCTACTGACGCAACTTGAGAAGCGATGTTCCCGAGCGTCTTAAAAAACCTTTCGTTGGCTGCATCGCAAGAAACGATCGCCGCCATGATCGGCTGTTCTAAGTCGTCGGTCGTTACCGCCTGGCCAGCCAAGAGCGACATAGCCACACACTGGACAATCTCCCTATCCATCGCGTGGATCTGCCAGTAGTCGTGGAGCTTGCCGAGGTAGATGACGTTTGCCTTACGCGAACCAGTGACCCAGCCAAACCTGTCGTCATCCGCAAAGTTGATGCTGAACTTCTTTCCGGTCATTGGGTCGCGAACAGTAACGCTGCCGTCTCCAGGCTGCGTCTTTGCCGCCCGTCTCCGTCGCCGCCCAGTGTTTCGCGGCGTGACAGTCTCGTGTTCTTCTTCTTGTTGGCGCGACCTCTTTTCCTTAACGACCGAAACGCCAGACAGAGCCTCAGTAAGGCCACGACCAACATCGTCGGCTATGCCGGCCTCCAGCGTCAGCGAATGCTCGGCAGCACACCGCTCTAGGAGATCACGAATCTCTGGGAAGATTTGCTCACACAGGTCTTGCAGCTCTTCCGCTGATGTCTTGTGTTTATTGACTGCCCATTTCTCGCTATCGTCTGCGTCGTCCGGCTCGATCAAAGTGATGACACCGTAGAACTTATGGATATCCATGCCCTCGGTGCCGTAAGACCTATTGCACGAATCCTCTGTCAGCGTCCGCCACTTGAACTCAAACCGCCACCCGCCGTCCGCCTTCTCGCCGTCTCGCTTGATCCCAGCCCACCACGAATAGAGTCGCCCCTGGAACTCACCAGCACCTTCTCGCCGGTCGTCGACCTCAACAACTCGCGGAGCCTCTACGCGCTGTCCGTCGAGCGTGATGACCTTTCCTCTTCTAATGGCCGGAGCAAACGTCTTTGAAATCCTTGTCGTAATGACCGGCCTGTCGATCCTGCGGTCCACACAAAGCACCTTGACAACAGTCCCGGTACGCATAAAGTCGCGCGCCGGCTCTTGATCCTCTCTCGCAACCCATCGCCCAGAAACCATGATCTCCTCAAAATCGGCGCGGACAATTCGCCGGATTCCATTTCGTACTACAAGCACCTCGGCGGCCGTCCCGAGCGCGAGGACTGCGTCCTTCGCGCCAATCCCGTACCGGCCCGACGTGTCTCGCCCCTCCGAGTCGTGATCTCCGATGGTCACGATCGCCGCTGGATTCGGTGCTCCAACGCCGTCGTCGGCCACAGAAATGCACCGCGTCGATGCGTCCCACTCAACCCCTACAACAGACGCCTTCGCGTCAAGCGAGTTGTCGACCAGTTCGCAAACAGCAAGCCACGGCGGCATATCCTGCCGACGGAGCGACGCTATCGCGTGAGTCTTTGGTGTAATGTCGATTTCCTTGGTCATCTTTTACTCACAGTCTTTCAACGTGGGTTTTGAGCTCGTCCTTCAACACCTCGCGGTTGTGATCCGCTTCCATCCATTCCGCTATCAGATCGCGAAAGTCTTTGATGATCGCCTTCATCGCACGGTGCTTTTTCTCTCTCGGCTTGCGTGCTGGTTTAGGGGCAACGTCCTTCAGTTTCTTCTTGCCAGACATCACGTCTTTGGCTGTGTCGGCCGGCAACTCGCCGGACGCGATGGCCTTCTGTACGGCGATGGCTTGCCTCGCCTTGTGAAGAGATGTCTTTCCCTTCTTTGCCACTTGGCCGGCAGTGGAGGCGGCGTCACTCTTCTTCCGGTCACGCTTTGCAGGTGACGAAGGTTCCTTCGTAACCTGCTTTTTTCCGTCAGGGTTGCCGCTCGCGCCTTTCTTAAACTGAGTTGCTTCTTTCTTTGCCTCGTTCTCCTTGGCGATCAGCGGCCAGATGGCGGCCGAAGCGACCGCTATCCCATCGTCGTTCATCTGCCGTCGCATTGCGTTGGTGTCCCAAATCCACTCGGCCACGTTCCGGCCGTCGTCATTCCACTCAACAACCGGCACGCTGACCTTATGCCCTTGCTCGCGGGCAGCCTCTGCGGCCCGCAGTCGGTTGCGGCCGTCGATCAGCTCGTCGGCGTCAGTGCCGCGCCGAATGACGATGGGGTGGTGTATGCCGTTGTTGATGATCGACTCGACCAGATTGTCGAACTCGTCACCTTCAATCAGCGGGAACACCGCAGCCGCTGGATGAATGATGTACCCGCAGATGGAGACTTGTTCTTGCTTGTCGCTCACTTCGCACCTCCAGTTGATTTCCAAAGCCGTGCCCCTGCCGTGCCGTGCCCCTTCCGCCGGGCCGCGAATCCGACCGACACGATCTGGTTGTTCTTCGCCAGCCCGGCGAACACCGACCCAAACGCTCTCGCGTCATGCGGCACCAGGCCCAGCCGCTGGCAGTGATCGACCAGCTCCTCGCCGGTCATGGCACGTCCAGACTTCGTCAGGGCCTCGAGGATCGCCGCACGGGCCGCGCCGGTGTCGAAGGCGGCCACCCGCACGGCCTTCGCCGTGCAAGCCGCTGCGGGCTTCTCAAATAGCGGGCCGGCGGGAGTGTCGGGCCAGTAGTCGCTCATGCCACCACCCCAGAACTTTTTTTGAGTGAATCACCGTTCATTCGCCGGCAATCTCGAACCGTGCCGTACCACGGTGCGATCCACTCGGCAGACTCCTCAAGGCGAGCCACCCAAAATCCATGACTGCCTACGATCCACCTCACGCGAAGCATGAATCTGAGCTTCGGAACCGGCGGCCAACGCCTGCTTGTGATCGAGCTGCTCATGCCACCACCCCGCCGCGGCCCTCGACCGCATCCGCGATGAGGTCGACGGTCACGTCGGCCGGCGCATCTCCGACCTCCCATGCCGCGATGAGCTGCTTCACCACCGCGATCACGACAACGTCATTTGCCATCTGCAGACCTCCATGCCTTAAAGAATCACTCGTGTACGCACCCATCCGTAGGTTGTGCCGCGTGACGTGCGGCGACCGGTCGGAGTCACTGGTCAACTGGCGGGAAGATTCGCCACCCAGCCTCCGGCTGCGGAGTTATCTCGCGACCACCGCTTGCGCTCTCTCCGCGGCCGATGAAGGGGCAGCCGCTTGGTTCCCGGCTGAGAGCGGCCGGAGTTTCGCGAGCACGCCTTCAAGGTGTGCTATTTGCTTTCGGATCTTGGTTGCCGCCACCTGGTCGGCCATATCCCGTGTCGGGAAATAGCGATCAGCCGACTCCATGTCGCTGCCGTAGGGACGCCTGACGTATGTCATGTCGCCAACGACCACCGTCTCTCCGCTGATGCGATGGATTTCGCCGGTCTGGAAGACGTGAGTGCAGTACACGGTTGCCATGCTGTTTTCCTTTTTCTGGAATGTGGAATAGGTCTAAAAAGGGATGTCGTCGCCGCTCGCGCCGGTCGCCGCGTCCGCCTTCTGTGTGGCGGTGCGATTCGCAGTCCGCTCGACCACGGCTTTCGGCAGCGGATCCGCGTTGGGCATGTATCGCTCGACCTTTACGTAGTCGCGTCCGGCCTTGCTCACCGCCAGCACCGTCTCGACGGTCACGGCATGATCCTTCAACTGCGTTTCGTCCCAGTCGCCACGCGGCGGTTCGATCCTCGCCGATCGGCACAGGGCCTCGATCGACCCCCTGCGGTCGCACGGGATCGAATCGAACACCGACTTGATTTCCTTGGAGAAGTCAAGCCGCACCGTGAGGCACTTGCCTTCCGGGTTGTTCTTGCCCTTCGCCCAGTCCTTCAACTGGATCTTCACCCACCCGATCGTCGCGACGTGCGTTCCCTCCGGGCAGAGCTGCTCGGCTCCGGCGTCCGACTGCGTCTCGCTCGTATCTGCAAAATCGTCCCAGTTCACGTCGTCACCTCGGGGTTGTAGGGCTTGCTACTGATCTTCACGATTCGGTCGGCGTCGCCCACGAGGGCGTCGTCGATGATGGCCTTGGCACGGTTGAAGGAGACCGCACCACGCTTGAACGCGACCGCGGTGTCCTCGACGAGCTGCATGGCCGCCGCGTGGCGGGCCTCCTCGTCACGTTCGACCTGGTTCATGCTGGAACCTCCTCGGGTGACAGAACTGCACGACGCTTTGAGATCGCGTTGCCCAGCGTGTTCCGCTGGCTCTCGGTCAGGTCGCCGGCATCACAGGCGTCGTCGGCGTCGCTCTCGATCACGTCCAGCTCCTCAACCGACGCCGCGGCCTTGACGCGGTCGCCCCAGCCGGGCTTCGACGCCGGAACGCTCGCGAACAGCGGGGCCAACGCCTCGATGGTCATGGGCAGTTCCGGGGCGAGCCCGTAGCGGTTTTTCGCGTCCCAAGCGGCCGTCCGCTCGGTGTGCAGCACGCGCTCTTTGCCACCCTTGGCACGGGTGCGGCCATCCTCGCCAGCCACGAGGCGGGTCTTGTAGTTGGCGAACAGAATGCAGTCGGCCCACTCCTTGACGAGCGGCCCGCTCTGCTTGGTCAGTTTCAGTTCAAACCGGTCGTAGCCCTCGTCCATGTCGGGAGGGCTGCACCGCTTGACGGTGGTGTGGCACACGACCACCACGTTGATGCCACGCTCGACCAGCGAGTCGCAGACCGTGAGGAAGCGACCGATCGCCTCCGCGACCATCGTGTACCCCTTCCCAAACCCGAAGTCTTCGATGCTCCGCTTCTGGGCCTTGGAAAGAAGGTTCTCGATGAGGAGCCGCTCCAGCCAGTCGCCGGAGTCGATCACGACCGTCTGGTATCCCTGCGAGTCGCGAGCCAACTCGTGCAGGGTTCCCTCGGCCTCGAGGTAGTTCGTGATCGTCACCCGATCCACGTCGAGGTGGTTTGTGCCGTCCTCGGTGTCGAGCACCAGGGGTTTCGGGAACTGGCTGGCAAGTGTGCTTTTGCCGATTCCCTCAACACCGTGCAGCACCACCCGCTTTGCAGTCTGCCGCTTTCCCTTCGTGATCTTCATACTTTTATTCCCTCTTTTCGTGCCCACTCCTCCAACTGCCTCACGGCCGTGCGGACCATCCGCACGTCACCGTCGAAACTCCTGCTAAGTCCCTCGACCGCACCGACACTCGAAAGCATCAGCCTCGAGGCCCGGAGCAACTTCAACGCCCGGCAAATGCCCAGCGAGTGGCGGCCGTCCGCCGCCTTCACGCTCGCTCTCCGCGGGTCGATTCCACTTGTCATTCAGCACCTCCAGTTCACTTCTTCTGATTGAGACATGAGCTGGTGCCTCGATGCCCAGCTTGACCATCGGCTTACCGCCGTTAGCGCCGCGGATCTCCCGCACCACCACGACTACGTCCTGACCGATCTGGATTCGCTCTCCGAGGTAGCGATTGAGATTCAGCACCGCCGGCTCCGTTTCGTTGCCGCTTTGCCAGCCTTGGCTCGGCGGGGTGGTTCCTGTCCATGCCCGGCTCCGCCGGGCTCCGTTCCAGCGTGATCCGTCACGCCGGCATCCTGATTGCTGGTGGCCGCGGTGATTGCACCGCCGTGCCACGGTTTGCCTGTGCGGTTCTGCCGCATTCGCACCTCGGAGAGCCTTCGCAGAGCCTCCGGCTCCCCGCAGAGTAGTTCTGCGATCTTGTCGGAGAGCGTCTCCAGGTCGGCGATCGCCTCGCGTGCGGCGTCGTACATGGCTTCGAGGTCGCCGGCGGCGATTCGCTCGTCGATCGTGAGGTCGATCGTCTCGTTCAACGGCAGTCGCCGCGTGCAGACGATTGCGGCGGTCGCCATCCGAACCCGTAGGGTGCGGACGACCTCACCTACCTCCCCCGCGGCTTCCCGAAGAGCATCCGCACGCTGACCGGGTCCGCGTCCGGCGGCTGGTATTCGCACCGGGTCACCCGACGCTTGTATTCCTCGTCCGGCGACCAACTCATCCGAATCGCGGCCGCGAGCAACTGAATCGTCGGCTCGGTGGGGTCGGCCTGATCGCTCTCTCGATCGAAGTAGTGTTCGCTGTCCATTGCGGCGTCCTTTTGCTTTGAGGGCGGCCGCCGATGCTGCGTGCTTGCGTGTCATGGCGCGTCCCTCGCCTATCGTTCCTGCCAATCACGTTGATTGGTCGTCTCGTTCTTCCGGGTGGGGATACTGTACCGATGTTCAGATACCCGTCAAACCATTTTGATCGTCGTGGCGCTCGTGGATTCGTTGAAGTGGGGGAGTGGAAATCTGAAACCACTCGGTCGTTGGTACGAAGGCGTATCAACGATGTGCGGAAAGATACGCAATCGTGTAAACGTGTCAAGCGTATTTTCTTGCAAAGAGAAAAATCGCCTGAAAAGCCGCGTAAATCAGCCGGGGCGGAATCCGCCTCTCTTGCGGCCCGTCACTCTCGGCACCTTCGCCAGCTTCTTGATCTCGGCCTCGTCAAAGACTCGAGCGTTGGCGGCCATGTGCTCACTCCAAAGCATCCCATCCAGCGCCATGCGGCGAAGTCGCCCCATGCTGATGCCGAGAATCGTCGCGGCCTCGCGGGTGCTGATGAGTTTGCGGTTGGTTTGGATTGCCATCACCATGCCCTGATAGTATCGCAAGCGTATGAAGAGTCAAACTGTCCAACTCGCCCGACCCGCCAGACCCGCAAATCCGGCCCAGCCGTTTGCTTGGCCTGGTCCGGTCTGCGAGAGTCGAGTTGGCCGGGCGAGAGTTGCAGTGGAGGCGAGGGGAGTCGAACCCCTGTCCCGTGATGTTTCAGCACGAACGTCTACGTGTGTGTCCGGTCAACTTGAGTCTCGTCCACGCGTCCCCGGCCGACAGGGTGCGTCGCAGACCAGCCCGGAACGTTTTTAGCCCCGGCCGTACTAGGCGGTGAACCGGGGCGAGTCGGATTTGGCGACCGATTGGGAGGCCCTTCCGACTGGGGCCATCGCTCGGGGTTGCTTAGTTAAGCAGCCAGAGAAAACTGAGCTTCGGCAATTGAAGCTTGGTCGACTTTTAACGTGGCCAGCCGACCAACCACGACACGCAATCCGGGCCTCTTGCCATCCGGTCGATACCGGTACGCCCCC